TGTATACCTTTATTTCTTAATTCATTATAAATTAAAGTATCCCACATTCTAACTTGTGTATAAACATCTGTATAATTTACTTTGGCATCATATGCTAATACAATAGCCATTTCAATTAATTTCATTTTATCATCTAATTTATTAACAAGCTCAACATCTTTTACATTATACTCTATAAATTTCTGATAATCTTCTTTCCAAAGAGTATGTAATGAACCATATTCAGAATAATCTAATTTTCTTTCACCCAATTCAACATGAGCAATGTGATCTAATCTATAAGATTCTTGATTCTTATAAGTAAATTTTCGAAATAAATCTAAATAATCAAGAGTTGCAACACCCATAAGCTCATATGCTTGTTGCTGTTTTGCTCCCCCGAAACCCATCACCGTTCTCTCACTTACAAACTGCCAAGGCGATAAATCATAATAAAATGATTCGTCAAATAACAAATTCATTCTATTTACAAGATATGGTATATCAAAAAACTTAATATTCCAACCAGTAACAATGTCTATATCTTGCTTGGACCACAATGATATAAATTCTTGAAGTAAATGTAATTCATTTTCACATTCAAAATATTCAACATCATTCCTATGAACTTTATATTCACCACATCCAAAAACATAATATTTTCCATTTAAAGAAATAGTTATTGCGGTAACAGGTTCAGGAGCAGTTTCAGGATTAGGAAACCCGTTTTCCGAACCAGTTTCTATATCAATATTCGCAACTGTTATTTTGCTTAAATCGTAGTTTATTTGATCAGGAAAATTATCTGCAATAAAAGTATAATGATAATTTGTGTTTCCATAAATTTTAAAATTATCTACACCTTCATATTTTTTTATAAAATCTCTTGTTTGTCTAATATTGCCACAGTCAACAGGGGCAAGACATTTTCCTTCAAGAGTTCTATATTCGGTGGGTTCTGGTGAGTTGATGAATAGAGTTGGATTATAATCCAACTTTTTTTTGAAATGAATGCCGTTAGAATCTATTCCTCTATAATAGATTTTACCGCCCCAATTTTGTACATTTGTATAAAAGGTCATCTAGTGAATTTATTATGCCAAGATTTATCGTAATTACTATCTAATTTATCTAAATTAGTATAACACAATATAATATGATTGTCAATCCACGCTTTTTTATGAACTAATAAATGAAGCACAAATAATAATTGTAAGTAACACTTCCAGTAAAATGCTTTTACGGCTTCCATGGCAGATATTTGCCTTTTGTGTGTTTATTGATTATAATGGAATTTTTGCGACCTGTTCCATCTGCTTTATAAGAACAATGCACCCAACCACTATTGGGATCTCCCTCTGGATCAAAATATTCTAAAATAAGTTGATCATAATCTAAATTATTATAAACCCATTTTGCTAAATCATGGTTTGACACACCATTAATTTCAAAATCTGCGGCCTCTCCTTTTGCATGTTGAGATTTTGCAGAACTTCCTACCGCTAAACACAATTTAACTGATCTATATCCAGAATTAATTCTTATTGCTTTTCCAAAATGATCTCTTACAGGTTGTAAAATATTATTACAAACATTTGTCAAATTTATTACTTCCTCTAAACCAGGAGTATTGTCTATATTTTTTCTAATAGCGGTATCAGAAAAAGTCATTTCTTTAAATGAAAAATTTTTGGTGAGTTTCATCGTATTGAATCCTAAAAAAAAGGAGGCCATTTCATGGCCCCCCTTATCTGTGTTAAGTTGTTATTTTTTTACACAACTTTGTGATCAACCACTTTCACGCCATCATCTATATCAATTTTACGAGGTCTTTTTTCCTCAGGAATAATCCGTTCAAGCTGAACTTTAAGCAAGCCATTGAACAAATCTGCACCCTTCACAATGACATCATCAGCAAGATTAAATCTTCGGGCAAAGACTCGCTTGGCGATTCCATGATGTAAATAACCTTCATCATTTTGTTTTTCGTTTGGAACTGTTTTTATAGTAAGTGTTCCGTTTGTAAGTTCTATGTCTAGGTCGTCTTTAACAAATCCCGCAAGGGCAAGTTCGATCACATAATCTGTGTCGGTCACTTTGCGAATATTATAAGGAGGATATCCTTGTGAACTATTCGCTAAAAAAGCATCATCAAATAGACGATTAAAAAAAGAATCAAACCCTACTGATGTTGAAAGTGAGCGATTGAATTCTTCGATAGTTTTTGGTACTAAATACATATTATCTCCTTTTATAGGCAGATTAACTAATTAATCCTCTGCAATAAAGCCAGAGGGATGTTGCTGATTGCAACAATGAGAATTTCATTTTAATTCTCATAAGATCAATTATACTCTTATATATATGTTTTGTCAAGGGCTGATAAATATACTTTTTCTAATTTTTTTGATTTATCATATTTCCAATCATAATATTCTCCATCTTTTTCAACCCAAGAATAAAAAGAATATAATGCATTATTAGCTATTGGAGTAATTCTACCATGAACGTTTTTATTACCTTCATAACAAATACTTGTTCCCGTTTCTGTCATAAAAGCCTCTTCTTCAACATATATTTTCCATGGTTTGCCATAATGACAATGAGACAAAATAATTTCACAAGAAGGTCTATCTTTATGAAAATTTAATTTACTTCCTTCAAAATACATTCTTGTAAAACAAAAAGTGGGTATTAATTCTTTATTTAAAATCTTTGAAACAAAAGGTGTAATTTTTGAATGAAACATAATCGACAGATAATCACAATAAAAATTATATCCTATATAATCTAATTTATGATCACGAATTGGTGTCATTTTTAATGAAGAAGGATTCTTCATCGCATGATCAACTTTTTGAGAAAAATAATTATAAATTAAATCATCATCTATTATATCTTTTAAATCAATAATCATTGTCCAGTAGATCCAAATCCGCCACTTCTATTCGTTTTTTGTTTCGGTCGTTTGTTTAAAAGTTTAATCTGAAAATCTTCTACTTTACGTACTTCTGCTTGTGCAATTCTATCACCATGATCAATTTGAATAGGAGTATGTGATACATTTATCATAATACAATTACATTCTTCTACATAATCTTCATCAACAATCCCCACATTATTTGCAGTAATTAACCCCTTTTTCAATGCATTACCAGAACGAGGATGAACTTTAACATAATATCCTACAGGAATATCAAAAATTATTCCTGTAGGTATTAAATATCTCCAATGCGGTAACATAGATAGAGAGTTATTTTTTATGAGAATTTCTTTTTTATGATTGGAATGATTATATGCAAGTACTTTTGTATGTGATTTAAGATATGCTTTCAAGTCAAAACATGCTGACTTTTCAGTTGCTAATGATGGTACTTCAACATCATCATATAAACAGAAAATTCCTAAAGTTTCTTGCAATTCAAGGGCGTCATTCATTATGATTTTTTGCCAATATTATACTTCGGAGTTAAAGTCCACTCTTCTTTCTCGGAAAAAGAAAGTATTTTTAATTGATTTAGGGGTAAAGAAGGATCTTTTGTTTTTTCTGAATCTACTAATTTTACAAGATTCCATTCTTCTAAAAGATTTGATATTGTATTCCTTCTAGCAATATCTGTTTCTGAAAAATTATAAGGCTTACCATCAAGAGCAAATAGCTCTTTGAAATGCACTATATAATATTTACTTTGTTTGTGTAAAATGTGGCAAGACTGATAAAGAGTTTTTTCTTTTCTACTAGCAACACCAATACGAGTTAATGTTTCTTTTACTTTTAGAAAATCGTCACTCTCTTTTAGGGTAATTTCTACCATTTCACTAATGTCATACATTTGTGTTCCTTTCACCGCCCGTATCTAATTTTTCTTTTAATTGACTAATTTCTTCCACGGAATGCAAAGACAAAACTTCCCTTGCTCTTTGTACATTATATCCATAATAATCCATGATCACCTTGATGTTTTCGTCTTCCTCTGGTTTTAACCATTTCGGAAAACGTTTATTCCGTCTGATTGTATTTATTAAATAGTCAAATTGTAGTTTCTTATCAGTATTAGGACGAATATTCATTTCATTCGCATAAATGACTGTATCTATTGTATAAGATAGTCCTTTATTAACAATGAAAGGTAAATATTGTTTTTCAACCTGATGATCAACATCATCGATCATCAGGTTCTTTTTACCATAATTTATATCGTTTAAAAAATCAAAAGGAGTCATTTTTCTGGTACAATTGGTAATTGTGGTTTTTGCATCAATTGATACATTGCATCAGCATTGACAGGAAAAACCTTTAAAGGAACATCTACTTTCAAATATCTTCTTTTTCGTATAATAGTTAAAGTAATACTTTCTCCCACATTATATTTGGCTATTTCATCAGAAAATTGTACCTGACCATTAGTCATTATATCATTTATTGCAATAATAGTATCAAATTTTTTTACTCCTTTAGGATTTTTATCTGATCTTACAAATATTCCAAAAGTATTTGGAAGAAAATTTTCTTTAAGTTTGGGAAACTCTTTTAATATTCTTTTTCTTGCTTTTTGATTAACCAGCTCCATAATCATAAGACCAATTGCTGGTCTATCAACCCTTCCAATAGATAGCATAGATGAAACAGATTTTTTTGCAATATCTCCTCTAATTGCTAATCCTATTCCCGCATTTTCAGAAATTTTAGAAACAATTAATGTATTAATACCCACAATTTCCCCCTTCATATTCATAAGAGGACCACCAGAATTTCCTTTATTAATTGCAGAATCAGTTTGAATTGCTTTAATAAAAGGATGTCTTGCATATCTTTCAGTACTAGAAACAATTCCTTTAGTTACAGTCCACGCCATACCCATAGGATGCCCCAATGCAAATACATCAGTTCCTGATGATATGTTATCCAAATTTTTTGCAAATTCAAGATGTGGAATTGGTTCTTCCTTTTCTAGAACCTGAAGTATTGCTAAATCCGCAAGCGGATCCATACCTATAACATTTACATCATAATTAGACCAATCATTCTCATCATAGTAAAATAATTTTATATACTTTTGTTTGAAAATACAATGAAAATTTGTAAGAACATGTCCAATATCATCTATAACAACACCAGAACACAATCCTGATAGTGTTGGATTTGTTTCTGGATCGACATTAGGATTCGTAGACAGTAATACTACAGATTCTTTTACCCTTTCAATAACTGTTCCGAAATTAATATTTTCTGTAGCTGATATGTTAATCGGCACAAGTGAAAAAATAACAAAAAAACATATCAAGCCATAATACTTGATGTTTTTCATTTTTATCCTTGAAAAATTGTTTGAGGAGCCATATCAGATTCTTCCCGCTTTCGGTCAGGTGACTCTGGTGAATCTTCCACTTCCCCATTTGTTGAATTATCTGGTACCAATGGTACTGTTAAAATTTCTGAACTTCCTTCAGCAGTAAAAAATTTTGACAAGGTTTTTTCATCTCTAACACATTCAAATGCTTTATTCATAAAAAGAGTACCTATAAACTCTCCATCAAAAACTTTTTTACGATATTCTTCTGCTTCAAATACATTTCTAATTTTATCCATAACACAAAAACAATGTGTTAACATTTCTCTGGAAGATTCTAATCCAGGAGGAACACCATAAAGAGAAGGATGGCTTAATATTATCCATTTTACAGTTCCTTGATAACATGCGTTTGTTGTATCATATATTAATTGTGTTGTCCATTCTGTTAATACGATATTTGGATTAGGGTCTTTAAAAGTGTCTTCTGCTTTTAATACCTTTCCTACACCCACCAAAATAAAAAACAATCCAAACCAAAATAACAATTGTAGAAAAATATTTTTCATATTATTCCTTAACTAAATTGACATTCCACCATTATCTCTACAAGACATGCGACTAAATTTAATTCATGATCTGCGGCAAATGCAGACTTATATTGTGAATCTGCTAAAATTAATACTAATTGAGGTATTGAAGTTACTTGTATATATTTTTCTGCAACATCATATATTTTTCTATAAATTTTTTGTGGATCATTGTCTAAATTATCAACAACCCATTTTCGTACCTCATTAAATTTTTTGCTTTTCATATGATTCATAAGTTCAGACAAATCCATATCGGAGATTTGGGATAGTATACCTGAATCTATGCTTTCATATTTAGAATATTTTTGGAGTTCGTTTAATACTCGGCGATAATCGGGAAAGTGTTTCATCAACACTTCGGCGACCACTTTCTTATCATAATTTACTTTTTCTTGATCTAGGATAGTATAAAGTCTTTTTCCGAAATTCGATCCAACATTTAACTTCTCTTCTTTATTTATACGAAAGTCAATTGTTTGGCATCTAGAATGAAGAGGCTCAATAATTCGATTAATATAATTACATGTCATTATAAATGAACAATGTTTTTCGAATTCTTCAATAAAAGACCTTAAGGCGGGTTGAGTAGATTGGGGATTTAAATAATCTGCTTCATCGAGTATAACAACTTTTCTTTTACCATCAAAACTGACAGTTGATGCATACCCTCTAATTTTAGTGCGTAAAACATCAATACCAGATTCTTCAGAACCATTTATCATAAGAAAATCACACCCCACTTCATTACAAAGTGCTTTCGCAACGGTCGTTTTACCCATACCAGGACCGCCAGAAAGAATCATATTAGGAATACGACCTTCCGATGATATCTGTTGAAAAATTGATTTTATTCTATCAGGAAGTATACACTCATCTATTGTTTTAGGTCTATACTTTTCGACCCATAAAAAAGATTCTCCAAACATTTATTATCCATAATATACATATTAATCTTCAAATACAGAATTTGCTAATTCAATAGCAACAAAATATTCTATAACATCATCAGAACTAAGAAATTTAGATAACCCCTTTTTCGATAAAGAGACACTATAATTTTTAGCCATCAACTTTGTAATATTTTCAAACTTGAAAACAAATTTGAAATTTTTATCAGTCTCACCGACTACTTGTTCGGAAGAAGTTTCATTAGTTTGTGAATCCAATGCAGAAATAGTTATATCAGCACCATTGCCTATAATACCTATTTCAGGAAGTGATAAAACACTAGCTTGTTTAATTGTAAAATCCAACGCATCAGAATTAAGAACAAAGTTAACATCTTCAGAAGGAAGTGAAATTTCTTTTCCTTCTGGTGGTCTTACAATAAGTTCAGGATCACAAACCCAATATTTAACATTTCTTTTATTTTTCTTGTCTTCGATAACAATATACTTGTCTTCAAATTCAACTTCAGGATATTCGAATAAAGAATATGAACCGAGCATTTTTGTTATGTCATATATACCAAAATTTGTTGGTATTTCTTCTATAATATTAGCTTTCGCTAAAATTGCTTTAGTGGGAGCAACTGTTCTGATTACTTTTCCCTGTTCAAAGAAAATACCACTATTGATATTAGCAAAATTTTTCAAAACAGAAACCGTTTGGTCACTTAATTTCATAATTTTTCTCTATTAATTGTTTAATTATTATTATACTATACTTTATAATATATGTCAACTACTTCTTCTTTTTCTTCTTCTTCTTATCTCTTAAAGCCTTTCTTCTTTCTTGTCTAGTAGATTTTACTTTCTCAAGGTTTTCGATCTTTTGTACTTCTTCTGTTTCTTCAGTAATTTTTATTCTTGCTTCTCTTAATTTTTGAGATTGTTCTTGATGACTTTTTGCAAGAGGGTTTGAAGAATCTATTCTTCCAAGATCAGCCATTGACCCGTCAAAAACATATGTTCCAATATGACCAAGTTTCATCCAAGGACACAAATGAATAGGAATGTCTATATGTCTTGCTAACTGACAAAACGCATAGTCTTCTGATAAATATCGATCAGATTTGTTTGATGAACCCATTGGCATATAGGCTTCATTATCAATAACTGTATCAAAATATGCATGAATATATCGATCACCTTTAAATTGTGCTGATCTATTGTGGTCTGGTTTATAATGAAATTGTGGATATGCTTCTCTCCATTTATCAAAAACAGTCCTTTGAGCCATCATAAAACCAGTTCCAATTTCCAAAACTTCTACAGGTTTATTTATTTGAAGTTCTTTGGTTCCTTGTACAGGATTAAACACAAAATCACCCACAAATTTTGATAGTTCTTCTGGATCTTTATCTGCAACTCCCGAATCTACTGCTTGTACAATTTTTTCCCAAGCAATACATTTTTTACCATAAGGTCCACCAATAATAGGTTTATCATCATCACACAAAGCCGCAAGAGATAAAACATCTCTCGGATCAAAATGAATATCACTATCAATAAACATTAAATGTGTAAATTCTTCTGCTCTTAAAAATTCATCAACTAAATAATTTCTTGCTCTGGTAATAAGAGACTCATTAAATATGTAAAAAAACCTACATTCTACTCCATAATTTGCACACAATGTTGCAAGATCAATAGCTGATTTTGCATACATTCCATGACATTGACCACCATACATTGGTGTTGCTACAAATAATTTTTTCTTTCTTAGTTCATCAACTTTGATCTCAATCTGCATTATTTCTCCACGTGAAAATGATAAAAAAATAGAGGATAAGATTTTACTCTATATCCTCTATTATTTATACTGTCAAATAAAACGATTAAAAAGGAGTTTCAGGATCTTCACCTTCTTCTGCTACAGAAGTTTCTTCTGTAAGAGCTTGTTCTCCTTCTTCAGCAGGAGCTATTTCGTTAGGATTAACAACATCAGCATCAACTTTGCTATACAAATCAAGGAAAGCTGATTTTGTTTCTTCATCAAAACGATTAACACACATTTGAATTGATTTCATTTTATCTTTAAAAATAGCATACGCATTACAAATATGAACCAATCGGCGAGTTGCAATAATTTCATCAACACCACCATCATAAAATGTTTTACGAATAATATCTGCCCAATTTGTAAGTTTCTCAACAAATTCTGTATTTGCACAATCAAGAGAAGCAAGAACTGAATTGAGAATTTTTTTCTCAACTCCTACACTAGGATATTCCTGTTCCATAGTAATTGCAAATCTTTCAAGAAATGCTTCATTGAGAATATTTGTTCCAATAAATCGACCATCATCAGAACCTTTTCCTTTAGTATTTGCAGTAGCAAAAATATTAAAACCACGAATAGGACGAATCCATTGGTTTATCTTTTTAATAAAAATTCCTTTACCTTCAAGAACAGGTTGCAAACACATAATTTTATTTGATGCAAGGTCAACTTCATCAAGAAGCAAAATCGCACCACGCTTCATTGCTTGAATAACTGGACCATCTTGCCAAACAGTTTCTCCATCTTTCAAAAGATAGTGACCAAGCAAATCATCTTCATCAGTTTCAATAGTAACGTTAACACGAAACATTTCACGATTTAATCTTGCACAAACCTGTTCAATCATGAAAGTTTTACCATTACCAGAAAGACCAGTAACAAATGTTGGATAAAAAATTCTTGATTTAACAATTGACTCAACATCTTTACAATGTCCAAATCTAACAAAATGAGAATCTTTATCTGGAATAAAAGATTCAGTTTGTGTTGGAAATGGAATCACTTTATTTTCTTTTTTTTCGATATTTTCACTAGCAACTGTTTGTGCTAATGCACTTTTCACAGAACCATCAACTTGAGGGATACGATACACACCTCTAGCAACTTTATATGCAGTATTTTTCTGCACCCATGCAGTACTCACACCAAGTTGTCTCCCAATTGCTTTCAATTGCGGACGTGTAATTTCATCTTCATAACCTGCTTCAATAACGGCTTCAATAAGCGATTTTTGATTAGCATTCATTTTCACAATCTCCATAATATAAGTTATAATAAACGAAAAGTGAATGTCATGGCGGCGGGGCGCTCCTTTTTTCTTACCCACTCTCTTACCAGCGGGGCAAACATTTCCATAAGCCAAGCGGTATTCACCTCATTCTTCCCTCACTCTTCACTACTATTATCTCAAATTCCAACCATAGTGTCAAGACATTTCTTGGTTTTCATCCAAATTAATTACTTCTTCCCACGTTCCATCTCCTAATTGTTTTACTGTAATAGATGATTCTTTCTTGTTCCATTCTTCTGGAGAAATTAAAGATAATGTGTTATCTTCATATAAAAAATAATGTTTTTCTCTTACAAGACAAAATGGAATATTAACTTTTTCATGTATTCTTTTTGTTAATTGTACTCTATCCATGATTTCTTTTGCTTGTTTTACTAAAAGATTTGCATGTTCTTGTAGTCTACTTACTTCTTTATGGGCTGAAGTTTCCATTGCTTTAAGCAATTGGGAATCTGTCAGAACCTTCTCTGTTAAGATTTTTTGTATCTCTTTATTTTTAGAGTCCCATACAGGATTATCGATTGACATGATTCATGCAACCATTTCTGCAAAACTTTTCAGAACAATTCTATTAGTAAGTTTTTTCTTATTAAAGGTTTTAAATGCTTTGGTCAATTGACTTTTTGAAGCATCTTCTCTAACAACAAAATCTTCCTCTCCAACATTCAAATCTTGACCATCTTTAATATAATATAACTTATCATATCCAAGATAATCTGAAGCAACATATGATTTTTCCTTTTTCCACAGTCTAAAAATATCAGCAGGACTTGGTGCATTTTTTGTACCCCAGGAAATATCAGAACTTATGTATTTAAATCTTTTTCCAGTTAAGAAAAATCCTAGAATATTAACATTACATCGATCTTTCAATATTTGATAAAAAACTTTAGTAGAAAGACCTCTTCGCATACCTTTACTAGAACCATAAGTCTTTTTAGTGACTGGATCAACATAAAAAGTTTCTCTAGAATCAACACTAAAATATTGTCTTTCCAGATTACCTGCTTCATTAGCTTTCCAATATTGACTGTTACAATGAGATTCCCCATCAGTAAGAAAAACAGTATTTACAATTTGCACACGATTTTTCCTTTGAAATTCTGGAACCAATTCTAATGCAGTAATAATTGTTGCATCAAGAGGAGTTCCACCCAACTCAAAATGATATGGAATACTATATCTAAAACCGTAGTAACTCTCAGTATCATATCTCATTTTTAATTGCATCATAATTTGCATAGCATAATTCAACTCTGAAGTTGACATTGAACTACTAAACATGTTCATCAAAAACAAAGAAGAATTAGAAGTAATATGACCTTCTTTTTTAAAGAAAACCTTATGTTTTTGCTTTTCTGTTTGCTCTTCTTGTTCATCAAAACTATTATTCCAGTCGGCTTCTCTAATATTACGATCAGTAAAAGCATATACATCAAAAGGAATATTTGCTTTTCTACAAAATAGAACTAAATTTAAAAGCTGATCAATAGTACCTGGCAAATTAGTATGCATAGAACCAGACCAATCTATGAATAAAACAAGACCGTGGTTTTTCCCAGAAGCAATAGTTGCAACTTTTTTGAAAAGATTATCATTATATTTGTAAGAGTGTATTGAAGACATATCAAGCAAACCAGTTTTTGAAACACTGGTTCTTTTATATTCATCAGCCCTCTTTTTCATTTCAAATTCTTTGACTAAAAAATCTACTGTATTTGAATTCTTTCTTTTAAAATCTTTCACCATTTCTTGTGCTTTAGCAAAACATTCATCGAAATTTCCATTTCTACTATCATTCCACTTAGGATCTGCAAAAAATTCTTTAGTCATTTTATATAATTCTTTGTGAGGAACGATTACTTCATCCAAATTTGCTTTTGGAATTGTTGCATATTGATAAGTTCGACCCTCCTCTTCATTTAAATCTCCTACCGCTGATTGCCATGCTTCATCAGTTATAGATTTTGGATCAAATTTTTCATCATTTGATACTCCACCCATTTGACCAGAAGTTATTTGACCACCAGTTTCTACATCTTCTTCATTTGTATCTTCACTATCTCCTGCAGAAGAATCGTTTTCAGAATCAACTTTCATTTGACTTTCTTTGTCTTCTTCGTCTTCTTCGTCTTCTTCGGAGTCTATACTGTCTCCCCTCATTCCTGCTTTAGCATCATTGCGTTCTTCTTCCTCTTCCATAAAATCAAGTGGAGAATCACCCATCATATCAGGCATTCGTTCACATTCATTTTCATCATCAAAATCTTTAATTGAATATTCGAATTCAGAAAAATCTTGAAAATCTGTTTGACTTTCATTTTCTTTCGAATACTCATAGAGTCTTACAGAAATATCATAAATTTCATCAAAACTTTCTGCTTTATCAATTTCAGTAATGAAAGGGCGTTCCATTTCATCAAATTCAATACCCGCAGATGCACCAATTTTATAGTGTAAATTAATTCTATCAATCAAATTTAGTGACTCCAGATCAACATTTTTTGTGGCAAAAAAGTTTTCTGATACGAGTTGGCGATATCCTTCAATCATTGGCTTTGTGCCACCTGGATACTTCCGTTTTATCTTCTTTTCAATTCTAGCGTCTTCAACAACATTAAGATAAGACTTAAATCCAGGACCCTTCTCATTCTTCTCAGAATGCAGTCCTTTCAAAGGAGTCCAAAGGGCATGTCCAACTTCATGGAGAACCATCAAATCATAAATCGGACCACTCATATACTTAAAAATTGGTAGACGAATGACCCGATTTTTAACATCAAATGATGCTGTTTGATAATTACCATGTTCTACAGTAATGTTCTCAGAAGCAAGAAGTTTTGCTAAAATAGATTTTGTAGACTGTATTTCATTCATAAGATATCCTTTTGATTAGTTTTTAACCTTCACTTATATGGTATCAATATTTGAAAATACTGTCAAGACAATTTTTGGTTATTTTTGGATTAATGAGTCTCTCCAATCAAAACCCTCCGTAGGAAGCGTGTGTACTTGCATGTAATGCCCTTCTTTAACATCCCATGTATCATCGACACATTTTGGCTTATTTACATAACAAAACCACTTATAATTCCAATCCATGGCCGCATATTTCATATTATATTGTGTAAGTTTTTCTTTTACTTGTTTTTTGATATTAGCTTTCATAATTATTTTTTATTATAGGGTTCTAGTACATTTTTGTATATACTATTTGCGATTGCTGTCATCATTTTTGGGGCCACCATACGACCTAATCTTTCTGCCTGTTGATCAAAATCTCCAGTCAAAATAAAATCTTCTGGCATTCCCATTAACCTTTTAAATTCTACTATAGTAGGTTTTCTGTTTTCAGCATAATGAAAAACACCAGATAATCCTTTTTTCTGACCCTGTTGCGTTAAAGTCGGAGAAGGAAGATTTGGTGCTGGTCGAATCATGTTAAAACATGATCCCTTTGGATTAAATTCATGAAATTGTTTATCTGAGGGTTTAAGTGGTTTTTCTGGATTGAAAGGCAGAAAACTTAAAAATTTCTTTTGAAATGATCCCTCAACATAATCTAAAAGCATTTTTATTTCTTCTGAATCATTTTCAATATCTTCAAATGCTTCTTTCATAGAAACATGCTTTGAAACTGTTTTAGAAGGAAAAATACCATTTATATTCATAAAATTGAGACCAATTTTGAGGGCAACATCTTTTCTCACACATATAAAAATTGTTCTTTCTCTTGCTTGAGGTGTCCCAAAATCAGCGGCATTCATAACTTGATATGAAACTTCATAACCTATTCGTTCAAAATCATTAATAAATTCTAAAAGTTTCTTCTTCGATTCTCCGAAAGTTATTCCTTTTACATTTTCTGCTACAATAACTTTTGGTTGGATTCCTTTGGCAATACGTATATATTCTAAAAATAAATCTTCAATACTTTCTTGAATTTTATCTTCAGAATATTTCTTTATTCCGTCTTTTTTCTTTAATTCTCCTGTCTGCACAACTTCACCAGTTTCAAGATCAATAGAAGATTCTCTTGTATCTTCTACATAACCCACCCATCCTTTATTTCTTTTACCTGCAAGTGAAAATGCAGAACATGGAGGAGAACCATCAAGTAAATCTAATTCTCCAACTTTAATTCCTGCCATTTCTAAAAAATCATCTGATGAATATTTTTTAATATCATCTACTAAAACCTTTGTATCTGGAAAATTTGCTTTATATGTAGATATTGCTTCTTCGACAAATTCATTTATTAAAAGTATATTTGCTCCCGCAAGCCTATATCCAGTAGAACTTCCTCCACCACCAGCAAAACAACTGATGACATTAAATAGTTTTTCAGATGATTTTTCTTTAACTTCTTTTACGTAATATTTTTGATAACTCATACAAAAAAGCCCTCTATACTTGTGGTTGTAACTTTCCAATCTCTAACTAAATCCATTATTCTGCTTCTATTATAGATATTAATTTCCTTATTGTCAAGCAATTTCTCAAAATAATTTGGTATTCCTGCGGCCAACTGTAAATTCAGATGATTTCTTCTCTTTATTTCAAGCAATTCAGGAAATGCATCAAATAATGGAGCTTTTTGATATGGTTTGTTGAAAAACTCCCAATCATGCTGTATCATCCAGTCCCAGACCTTCTTATCAATGTATGGAGCAACTAAAGTAGAATCTATAGTTTCTGCTAACATCATTTGTTGTTTCACCCCTACAGGATTTCCCGGAATAAATTTTTGTGTACTCTCATCTAATTTACCAAAGTAACCCCTTCTAAATTTATTCATCAATTCTTTGGTGTGTTTGAAGTGTATGTTTGCTCTTTTGCTTACTCCATAATAACCATCAGCGGCCCAACCAGTCAAAATATATTTCTCTTTTATGTGGGGATAAACATATAGAAAAGGAAATGTACATTCTACATGAGTTTTCTTTTTACATTCATATTTTTTAATTAAAGTAAAAAAATCATTTTCAATATTATTAACTGGAACATCTATAAGTTTAAAATTCCAACCAAAATGATTACATGCTTTTTCTGCATATATGCTATCATCAGAATCTTTTCCGTCAACTCTAAATGTATAACAATTTAATTTCTTATTTAATCTATGAGCGGCCGCGGCAACTGTTAAACTATCTGTACCACCAGACATCAATACTGCAACCGTTTGATCAGGTGCTTCTTGATCAATAATATTCGTGATAATTTTATCAATCACGAAAACCTTCACCTTTTAAGAAATGTTCAAATCTATGTTTTATAACAACGTAAAATAATTTTAATAAACTATCTTCAGTATAACTACCTGCTTCAACTATTAATTTATATTTTGCCATTTTTCATTTTCCTTAAAAATGTTTTTCTTTTCTTTCTTGCTTGTTGCATATAATATGTACTTGTTCTATCAAAAAAAGTATAACCATTTAAATGATCATATTCATGCAAAATTATTCTTGCAGAAAGACTTATAAAATTTCCATTATATTCTTCGCCATCTCTATCTCTCCAATTAATAGAGACACCGCTTGGTCTTTTCACATTAGGAAACAAACCAAACCACGTAAGACATCCTTCTTTCATCAAAACTTCTTCTTCTGTTGCTTCTATAACTTTAGGATTAAACATAATCAAAGGCTCGCCTTCATGTAACATAGCAAATGCTCTGCAATTAATCCCTATTTGATTAGAAGAAAGCCCCAATCCTTCATGTTGAACCATATTTTCAAGTAATATCTGTTCTAATTCATGGGCATTCAATGTATGTAATACTTTTTCATCATCAAAATATGTTACTTTATTAGAATCAAAATCAAATTCGTCTAATTTAGTTTCTATTAAAGGATGTACTCCATCTACGAGGTCTAAAATCATTGTACTATTCTGCTAAAATTTTTAACTTTTTGAAATTTAATCATGTGTTGAAATTTATCATAAAGTATTTCCCCCTTATGACTTATCACAAACACATTTGATGCATTACCAAGAGAGTGTATTATTTTAAGAAAATCACTTGTTCCATCTTCATCAAGTGAACTATCAAACACCTCATCTAATATGAGTAAATTCGTACTCATACTATTTTTTAATTTAGCAATTGCTCTCCATGTAAAAAGCAAAGCCAAATCAATACGCATTTTTTCCCCTTCACTAAAAGAAGCATAAGTAAATTCATCACGAAATCTAGATTTAATCGTTTCATTAAAATTTTCATCAAGATTAAATGAAACATAAAAATCCATCTTTGACAAATATTTGTTAATTAATTTATTCATAATAGGAAGATATTTTTTAACAATTAATGTTTTAATACCCCCATCTTTCAACAAAACACTTGCAGTATCATATATAGATTGTAAATTACTATGTTGCTCTTTTAATGATGTAAAAGTTTTTAAATCTGATTTTAATTTTTTCAATTTCACAGAAGCATCTGAAACATCTGCATCATTTTCGTTTAATTGTTGTATTTCTACATTTATCTTTTCAATATATTGATTAATAGCAAATATTGAAGCATTGTGTTTTGTTACGACACCTTGAATTTCTGTAATTTTTTCTTGAGTAGTCTGCATTTCAGAAATAACGAAAAGAGATTCCTTAATATCTGCTCCTATTTTATTAATTCCATCACTTAACTCTGTTTTTTTCTCTTCTTTTGAATGGATCTCACAAGTTCTATGTTCGTCATCAATTGTCTGTTTACATGTTGGACAATCTGTATTTTCATTATAAAATTCAATTTCTTTTTCAAGTTTCTTTACATTTTTTTCAATTTCATCTTGATATTGTTCTAATTTTTGGTGTTTCTTTTGTGCTTTATCAAAATCATTAACAAGCTCTTGAAGAGTTGATACTTCTTTATCACAATTTGCAATATGAGAATTATATTCTTCTATTTGATTATGAGACTCTTTAATTTTTTTTTGATTACCAGCAATTAATTGTTTATTGCTTTTTTTCATTTTTGAAATAAAATCTTCTTGCAATTCTAATGCATTTTCAGTTTTTGAAAAATTCAATTCATTTTGATATTGTTCTTCTTTCAAATTAGAAACTTTACTTTTCAATAAAAAATTCATTGTAGAAAATATTTGAATATCGAGCAAATCTTCAATAATAATTCTACGATCATTTGATTTAAGTTGCATAAAAGGAACGAAAGACGAACTACCAAGAACAACAATTTGAGTAAAAGATTTATAATTTAATTTAAGAATATTTTTTTCAAGATGTTCTTGATAATCTCTTACTTTTGCATCTTGATTTATTAATGTTCCATCAACTTCAATTTCAAATAGATTTGGTTTTATTCCTCTACGAACAAGATAGTGTCTATTACCAATTGAAAATTCTGTTTCAATAAGACAATTTCTATCATTAATTGAATTGATAATTTGAGACTTATTAATATTACGAAATGCTTTTCCGAATAGACTAAAGGTAAGAGCATCTAATATTGTAGATTTACCAGACCCATTTTCTCCAACAATCAAAGTTGTTGGATTTTTGTCTAAATCAATTTCAATAAAATTTTGACCAGTGGAAAGAACATTTTTCCATCTGATCTTATGAAAATTTATCATAATTTGATTTCAATATTTCTATTATTTCTTTTTGGCAAGCCAGAATCTTAGCGTATGCTATGTCTCTGTTGTTTTGATATTTGTGTCTATATGTTTTAATATATTCTTCTTCTAAGACAGATAATTCATCAAGTTTAGTCTTCAGTAAGAAATTGAGGCGCTGATCCATCTTCAAATCTATATTCTGAATTTTTTATTTCTTTTTTAAGAACATCAATAATATGAGTATTTAAAGACACATCTCTTTTATGTGCATCTAATGCTAATTTTACTATTACTTCGTCCGGTAAATTTAATTCAAGGTCTCTAAGCTGAGATTTGGTAGTCAATTGCTTCATTGTACAATGTCCTTATTAAAGTGTCAAGTTCTTTTTTATCTTTTTGTATATTTAATGTATCTATATAATTGCTCAAAATAGTAAGAGTGTCTTCAGCTTCATCTATAACTGTATCATCATCTTCAAATTCAAGATCAATATTTTCTATAACTGATATATCCACTACATCAACTTTATATAATTCATCCAACATTGTATCAAACCAATATGGATTTTGTTTTTGTACAACTATAATTTTAATGATAGATCCCGCATATTGCTCATAATCTCTTTCTTTAATTTTTTCAAATGTTTCTTTGGTATCATCATAATATATTTTATTAAACATATGATAGGGATTTTGAATAAACTGTAATTCTCTTGTTTCAGTATCAAATACGTGAAAACCTCTTGAATCTTGATAATCAGACCAAGTTATTTCATAGGGATTACCAAGATATGTAATACTTCCTTGAGTAGACTTATGATGAAAATGTCCACTATATACTAAATCAAATTTAGAAAACATTTCTGCAGTAAAACCATAATCACATATTTGTCCACGATGCATTTCAAATCCACTAATTTCAAGATGACCCATCATGATTTGCGCTTCAGTTTTTTTAATTGCTTCGACACATTCTGAATAATTATCCGAATTTATCCACGGCATCATCATTATTTTAGTGCCATCAAAATCAACTTCTCTTGGACTAGCATAAATCCAAGGTTCTTGTTGACCATCTGATGATGAAAACAATTCTTCCATTGAATTAATACTATTCGTATTTTTATAAAAAATATCATGATTTCCGATTATAACGTGAGTATCAACTTCGTTTTTCCATAATCGTTGTACAAAATTTTCTCTTAAATCATTAGCGGTTTTAAAATTAATATATTTTCTCCTATCAACAACATCGCCCAAATGAATGCATGTTTTAATATTGTTTTTTTCAAGATAGGGGAAAAAAATATTATCGTAAAATTTACTAAAATAATTGGAGAAAGCAATATTATCATTTCTTGCTCCCCAATGAGTGTCCGTGATTAGTGCTATTTTCATATACTAACAGATCCTATATTAGAAACAACAGTATCTTCTTCTTTTTTCTTTCTCTTTTTAAATCTTTTTTCTTCAAAATTTTCTATAAATTGAGAGATCATATTTCTAGAATCAGCAGATCCTATTAAACTTAAATATTCTTTGCTATCTTCCGAACTTGTTTCTATATGATCTTCAAGATAGGACATTCTTTCCATTTCTTTATATTTAATATATAAATTCTTTTTTTCTTTTTGTATTCTTCTAACAAATGCCCAATAAATTATTTGAGTAAAATATGCAAAGGGATTTTTTGATTTTTCTGGATTAAAATTATTGACATATTGAAGACAATTTTCTATGCCATCAGAGATCATATCATCTTTAAATGCATAATTTATAAAATTAGGTCTAAAAGAAAGTCTTTCTGCTATAAGCAAAAAACATTCTCCTATATAATCTGGAACAGGTGGAATTTCTATATTTTTTTCCTCTGCTTTACTGATCTCTTCTTTATATACAATCATTGCATCAAGAAAATCTTCATTATTTATGTAATTAGCCATAATGGCTCTCCATTAAAAGTGAAAATACTATGATATCATAAATATGTGTCATTTGTCAAGACATTGGGACAACTATAATTTTATATTCAAACTGTTCTTCATTATAAATCTTTATTCTCTCTACAAAATGGTTCAAAGTATAGTTTTTATAGCTTTTATATGAAAAATCATCAGATATATCATATAATGTAGCTATTTCTTTAGATTCATTTTTTCTAAGACCTCTACCAATACTTTGTAAATTTCTCACCCTTGACTTAGAAGGAGAAGCAAAAATGACATTATGTAAATTAGTAATATTGATACCAGTAGAAAAGGTGCCATAACTCGCAACAATGATGGCATCTGATTCAGATTCAACGATTCCTCGAATATCTTCTCTATCAGATGTTTCTGTTCCTCCGTATACGAAAAAGATTTTTCTTTCATTTTTTGAATTCTTTTCTTTTATAAGATCATAAATTATTCTTCCGTGTTTTTCTACCATTTGAAATAACACCAAAGTATTATTACTCAAACTTATTGCAAGATTTCTAATAAATCTATTTCTTGATTCATTCGAAACAATATAATTAAGTTCTTCTTTATAATTACAAGATTTGACTAATTCACATAATTTTTCGGGATATTGTAAAACTAAACATTTAATCTGAAATGGAGATAATGTTTTTTTATCTATTAAATCTTTTGTAGTTGTTACTGTATAGGTCTTTCCAAACAACCCCTCTAAAACTAATTTATGTGTTAAAGTACCATCTAAAGTTCCAGTTGTTCCAAATTTATATTTTGTTTTGGTTGTCTTTTCCATTATGGAAGTAAGTGATTTTGCTTTAAAAAGATGAGCCTCATCGCCCAAAATAAAATCAAACTCAGCATAATAATTATCAGTCATTTTATATAAAGACTGCCAAGTAGAAATATAAATTGGTTTAGATGATACTCTATCTTTACCTGCATAAATTTGATGAACATTTTCCGAAGCATCCCAATTATCTGTTTTAGAATAATCAGCAAAATCACTTTTCATTTGTGCGACTAAAGATGTCGTAGGCACTACTATTAATGCTTTAAAATTCGGAAGTTTTTGTTGATAATATCTCAAAAGAAGATAAATTATGAAAGATTTGCCAGATGCTGTGGGAGAGAGAAGTAAGCACCTTTCATGATTTATAGCGTATAGAAACGTATCAATCTGATAGTCTCTAGCATCAATTGTTAATGCAAGATTCTTAACAAATCTTTCATAATCCTCTTTATTATATTTATTTAAACTTTTAGGAAAACTTTTATATTCTATTTCATACTGTCTCTCTTTTGAAAATTTTAATAAATGATCTAATAATCCAATATATAATTCTTTCGATCTTAAATTAAAAAGTCTGATTTTACCATCCCACATTTTATTTCTGTAAGATGGCATAAATCTATAACCAGGAATAAAAAAAGTAAAATATTCACTTATTTCCTGTTCAATACCCGGTTCTGCTTGAACCAACATATATACTTCATTTTTCTTATCTATTGAAATTTTTTCTATCATTTCTTAACCAGACTTTTGAGGCCACCCAAACATTATCAGACAAGATCCAAACTTCAGTAAAAATTTCTCCAACTGCTCTTGCAACATCTCCCCAATTATAATCATGTCCCATAATTAAACCATTTTCCTTTACTATTGGTTCCCAACATTTTATATCATTTTTAACACTACTATAACTATGATCTCCATCTATGAAAACAAAATCAATCGATTCTCTATCAAATTGTTTTGAAGCATTGTCAGAAGTATCTACAATTATTTCAAGATTCGGATATTTAAGAGCCTCTTTTAATGTCTTTCTTTTAATTATATTCAAAGATTTATCAGTATATTCTTGACTTATATTCCTTTCATATAAAGAATTTTCTTGTTGTACTTTATATGGATCAACTCCATATATTTTTAATTTTGTATTATTTTTTGCTATTTCAAAAATATTTGCACCCTCATTAACGCCAATTTCAACACCCATTTTCCAATTAAATTGTGTGATGAAAACATTAATTACTTCCCATCTTCTCCACTGAACGGGATAAGCAAATTGGGCACCTGCTTTTATTAAATCTTTTGGATTTGGTGAATTCATTTTAATAAGCTAGTCCATTTTTTAATAATTTTATCAGGATCAAATTTTTTCATATCAACTGATGTTTTCTTTTTATCAATATCAATAGTCCAATTATAAACATCATCTATAGTTGTATCTTTTCTTATAAACATGTTATTTTTATCTGTTAATATTTCTTCAGCCGCATCTGACTCATACGTTATTACAGGAACTCCTAATTTATTTGCTTCAAGATAAATAAGACCGAAAGTTTCTTGGGGCATTCCTGGTCTAAAAAGACAAGCGGCATTCGATAAACTTCTTAAAACTCCTTCATAGTTTAATTCTCCTAAAAAATGAATAGGATATCCGCTTTTATTAAGGTCTGCCATAAAATCTGTAAATATTTTAACATCTTTCTTTTGTCTTTGGGGAGGACAACAAACATAAAAAGGTCTTTTCATTCCCTTATCATAAAGAGCAACATAAATCATTAATGCTTCTCTAAAACCTTTTCCAAAAGCACTCATCCAGAAAAGATAATTTGATCTTTTTTCTTTTGGTTTTTGTTTATCCATACCTTTTGGAACCATATAATGAATAGTTTGATCCCCCCCAACAGTTTTTCCCTTATCTTGTACATATTTTTTAAGTGCGTTAGATAAAAATAATCTAGGAACTTGTTCGTGACAAGTTGTCCAATTATGTAACCAAATATAAGTTTTATCTCCACTATTCATTTCTAAGGGAGATAATACTGGAATATGAGGATTAAACATATAATAATTTTTCCAACTATTACCAACATACGTAATCTGATTACAATGTATTCTTACCCGTGATTTAGCATAATGATGTCTAAACATGTTTAAATGTTTCACCCCATTTATTATTTGATCAGTTCCACTCATATGAGAATGAACTAATCCAACATTAAAATTTTCACTAGCAAGTTTTTCCGCAACTGTTAAAATTTGTCTTTCAGTTCCCCCCATTGCACCACCATCTTTTTCAAATAATGGAGGAGAAAGGATTAAATAATCATAGCTCATTATGCTCCTGAAGTAAATTTTCTCCAATCAATTATACTCTTAATCAAAAAATTTCTATTGATAATCGTTTTTATAATTGATTCTAAATAATTTATTTTTTCTTTTTGATATTCAATTTTTTCTTGCATTTCAATTATATCTTTATCTGAATTTAAAAATCTATCTATATCTAATTTATTTCTAGATTTAATATCTAATTCAAATGGTTCCCACTCTAATTTATCTAAACTATCTTTGTCAAGTTTACCTGTGTAATAAAGCCATTTTAATTTAGACAATTCTTTCATTTTTGACTCATATTTTACAAGTCTTAATTTTTCATCTGAAAAAATTTTAAAATATTTATTGTGAAGTTCTGGTATTCTTGTTGATTCTACATCTAATTGCAAATCATCTAGAACACAATCACTGGTCCATAATTCTTGTATGTTTTCTAATTTCATTATACCTCATAATCAACGTTCTCCTATAATTCTCTCAACTTTATATGTAGTATATGCGAATGTAGCATCCGCGGCAACAACTTCTGCATCAGCAACATCCGAAGACATCTCTATATCAGTTAAATCTACAGGAAACAAATTTGTAAATTTGGCCACATATTGAACATTCTTATTGCTCGTAAGGATTGTTAAGAAACCATCAGAATAGGTTTCTTCAGAATTATACTGTTCTAAGTCTTCAGGAAAAGTAATTCCTTTAATCCAATTATAAACTTCTAACCAATTTTGTAATTCTTCATCTATTATAAACCTAACACGTAATTCATTCATTTGTACTTTATCGCCAGCAATAGGCATATCTCTAAGAGGAGTTACTTGTAAAAACTGACCTGCTGACAAACCCGGTAAATTAGTAGATTGACAAAAAAAGTTCACATGCGGAATTTTGTCAATCACAAATTTAAAACCTGTGGGTATAAAATAATTTAAATTTTTTGGTTGTCTTGTAGCTTCTGCCATAGTTCATCTTCCGATACATTTGGTATATTTTCTAACGATTGATTTTGATCAATAACTCTTTTCATTATAAGATCATCATATATATTTAGTAAGTCTTTGAATCCTTCTATAAATTCATCTGTCATAGTATTAGCCGCCCCTTCTGAAGGATATGCATTAGTACCATCATACATATTATCTCTTTCCCCAAATACATCAAAACCTATTAAATATTTTATATCTTTAGGATAATATTCATGTGCTACTCTTATGAGTTGTATACCAGCACTTCCTCCATATATTGGACTGGGAACATGTGATATTTGACATTTTTCTTTTATCCAAGTTATATGATGATGTCGTCTAAAACCATTATAAATGAATTCATAACCAGTTGGTTCATTCTCAAATACTATAGCATCAGCAGGAATCTCCATAGAATCTCTAACTTCTCCTGGAAGAGGATTCATATTACTAATAAGAACTTTATTGTTTAAAGCATAATCAGAATCTAATACTTCATGAGTAATATGACCATCAACAGTTAAAAGATAATCTGGTGCAAAATCACGATAAAGAGCATTACATCCAAATGTCCATGCTTTTTCTTTAATCTTATTTAAATCTAGATGTTGTCTGGATTTTCCATTTCCTATTACAACTACTGCCATTCTATTTCTTTAAGAAACTGTTCTGTTGTTATATTATCAATATTTTCAACTTTTGTATTATCATCAATAACCCTTGTCAATCTTATTCCAGGACAAAATTCTTCTTTTAACAAATAAAACAATCCAATTCTTTCATCTTCTGCTACATGAAATTCTTTATTAGATGTTATTCCACGAACTGTTATTGGATAATTACGAGTATCATCATAAATATTTTTTCTATCCCCAAATAAATCAAAACCTATCATATATATTTGTTCTTCTGGATGTAAATGATAAGCCAATCTAATGCTCACCCATCCAGAATTTACTGGATATATTTTTTCAAAGGGCACTAAAGAAACTTTATGTCCTTCTCTTAATGCTTTTCCATATCCGTATCCACTAGGTACTTTTTCTAAAAAATTACCATATCCATATTCAGTTGTATAAACTTTATTTTCTTTAGAATATCCAGACTCAATTATTTCTTCAAGCATCATTGGATCACACGTAAGAAGTATATCTGGAGTAAAATCACGATAAAGACCATTACTTCCATATATTGTACCGTATTTTTTCAAAAAATGCAAGTCTATTTTTTGTCTTGATTCACCATTTCCTATGCAAAAAATCATTTTTTTGTATAAATTTCATGTTCCATGTTTTTAATATTATGCGAATACGAATATACAACATGAACTTCAATATTTTCTTTTATCGTTTCCGCCATTCTATGTCTCCACCACTGTTTCGGTTTCAATGTACAATGAGCATTTTCACCGTTTGGTAGAATCTGGAGGGCAAGATACATTGCTATATTTAAATAAGTACATTTATTTGATAATGTAAAAATTTCTTTTAAAGTATCGTTTATTTCTTTTTCTGGAACATGTTCTAAAACATCTGTACAAATAACACAATCAAAATTTCCAGATGGCAAAAGACCCCATTTTGGTATTGCAGGATCATAAAGCCCCATCTTATCAAGTCCCCATGATAAATGAATCCTATCTTCTATGTAATGTTTTGCATTTCCACATCCATAATCCAATGCGGTTTTTGATTTTGTAGTTTTTATTAATTTTTTGATATTGTCTAAATGAAGGGTAAGAGAATCGCCAGGATAGGAAGGATGTTGTTTATATAAATCAATTTTAGAATGCATAATATCTCCAAAAACAAAAAAAGGAAGCAGGTTTTACCCTACTCCCTTTTATGTATACTAAGTTTTTTAGAGAAACTTACATTAAGTTAGCTACTCGTACAAGCCTGTAGTACTCATTGCTTGATGCACCAGCATTGTCTCCACTAATATCCGAAGATCCTGTGCTAGTAATTTCAACTTGTCCAGTTGAGAAAGGATTCCTTACAAGACCATATCGAGTCTTAAATCCAATTTTTGGCTGGAAGGTGTTTGTGTCAACCGCACGTACCATTTGCAACGGAACGTATGGGCAGTAGAACATTCCTGCATCATAAGATGAGGATCCTTTGTATCCAACTACAAAGTAGTTGACATCATTTGTTACTGCATATGGATCAACATAAACACGATAGCGACCGTTAAGTACACCAACAAAAGTGTTTCCTGCATCATCAGGATTGAGATTATTGCTATCAAGAGCAGGAGCGTAATCAAGAACTCCAGCCATTTGAAGTGCAGAAGCAACATCTGAAGAAGTGATAATCATATTACCTTTTCCTCTACGTGTCTTCTTCGCAATCTCGTTTGCTTCTCTCTCGATCTGGAACATGAGACCTTTAAACTTCTCAACGGACCAGCGACCATTTGAATCTGTGTCGAGATCAAAGATACCTGATTGTGTAGTGTTAGTTTGGGCACCAACTTTGGCTTCCCTGTAAATCTTACGAACAACCTCACGGTTAATCTCTGCAAGAATCTCAGCGGAAAGAATATTGCTGAGTTCTGTTTCTGCATCAAGACCATGAACTGCTTTAAGATCCTGAGCAACTTCCATTGTGTAATCTGCTCTTAAGGCTCTTGTTTTCGCAGTAACAGTAACCTTCTCAATTGAGAAAGCCATGTTATTAGGTGTTACGCCTTCGCCTACGGCAGTTGATAAACCACCTGCCGCTAGTGTATGAGAAGCGTTAGCTGTTCCATCTGTATGGATATGAAGGCCTGGAACATTGTCCGGTTGAGTTATCGCAGAGGTATTAGAAGAGAAACTTGTGTCTGCTTCGTTATAAAGTGCCTCTGGGGACTGACTCATTGTGACATATCTTGCTCTCATAGCAAAGATAAGACCAGTAGGACCAGTCATTGGTTGCACACCGCAGACATCATATGCAATGAGATTAGGCATTGCTCGTCTTACGAGTGAAATCATAATAGGATCGTACTTTGCTACACCACCAGTATCTGGAAATGCACCTGAAGCCTGTCCCTCTGTCAAGAAGTTTTGTGAAGAAAGAACTTGATTGTCTTCCTGCATGGACTTTTCTTGGTTCTCCAACAAAACAGTTGTTACTGCTTTACGATATGGGTCGTCAATGTTACCCAATTCTGGATGGTCAAGAATAGGAGCCCACTTTTTTTGTAAATTTTCTGAAAGATACATGTGTAAATCTCCTTAATTGTTATTTAATTTGTGTTCTAGAAATAGCATTTGCATACTGTTTAATGTTTTCAGGTGCATCTGCCATCACATCGTCTGAAGAATTGTCTTCATTCGGTTCCATATCATCTTGTGTGTCTGTAGACCCTTCAGTTAAAACCTGTTTGTCTTCAGCGTTTTCTGCACGAAAATACTTGTCTTTAATAATCTGAAGTTTTTCAGTATATGATTCTTCGTCTTCATACTCAATACCTTCTGCCAACTTAATCATTTTTTCTTGATCTACCTCAGTCATTCCTTCTGATACAGTATACATAGAATCTAACTTTTTGAACTCTTTGAGTTCTTTAGATGAGTCGATGTTTTTTTGAATTTCAGAATTTAATGAACCCTCTAAGTCTTCAACTTTGGCGAACAGGTCATCTACAAGATCAACCTTTTCGTCTGGAATATCGACATAGTGTTCAACAAATAAATTTTTAAGACCGACCATGAAATCTTCAACAATTTCTGAACGAATGCCTTTATCAACTGCAAGTTCATTTTCCTGCATCCATTCTTTAACAACATAATTCATGAAATCATCTACTTTTTCAATCATAACTGTGCGATTGTTTTCGATGGATTCTTGAAGTTCTGTCTTGTATTGTTCATCCAGTTTGTCTATTCTTGTTGAAATTTCATCATTTACTCTGGCAAAAACTGCGGCTTCAAATATAGTGGCCGCTTTTTCTTTAAATTCGTCTGAAAGTTCTTCGCCTTCAATAAGTGCTTGAACATCACTCTCAAGATTGAATTCTTCTCTAGCAACTACTTCTTTTGTTTCTTTATTTTCAGAAACAATTTCATTACCTTCTTCATCGAATTCAACATCATCAACTTCGTTAAGTGCGCCGAGAATTTCAGCAACTTCTTCTTTGCTCATCTCATCTAACTTATCGTAAATTGATTTAATAAGTGACATTTTTGATGCACTTTCAGAAACACCGCCTTTATCTGCAGGACGTTTCTTAGCGGACGGAACCCCTTTTGTAAAATCAGGTTTGGGTCCGTCTGGAACCTCATTATTTACACCCGTATCTGTTGCTTTTGCGGGAGCTTTTTTGATTGGTTCTTTATTTTTTCCAGCGCCTGGAAATGAAGCCTCATCTACTTGAGTATCTTCATTAGTAGCATCGTCTTCTTGAGTTTCCTCTTTTACTTCTGCTTCTTGCTCCAGAGCTTCATTTTTTTCTTCTGACATGTGATAACTCCTTAATTTTGTGAGAATATTGTCTCTGTCTCATGTTTATATTTATACAATTATAGGTTTGAAAGAAAGCTATTAAATGCTTTTAACTTAACATTTTCCAGTTTTTTAGACGGCGCTTTGGTAACTTCTTTATGAATAGCTGAAATCACCTTTTCTCTGAGAACACCTGATTCCCAAACCCATTCCTTTCCTTCCATGATTCCTTGAACAAAGGCCTCAGGAGCAGAAGGATCAGCAACTATATCTGCGGCAGTTGCTAGATAAAAATCATCTTTTACATATTTCACTCCGCCTTTTTCCTCTAAAGAACCCATTCCTCTAGAAGAAACGCCCAATTGTGCGCCATTCTCGATGAGATTTTGCACAATTTTGCCGTATGGGGTATCAATAATCTTCGCTTTACCGACAACATTATTACCATCTTCTGTTAATGAAGTAATCATGTGTGATACCCGTTCTAAGTTTATACCAGGACCGTCTGGGTGACCCAGTTCCCCGAATGCTCTATTTTTTCCAACATAACTTTCATTATATCTTTTTATTTCTTTCATAAGAATTTCTTTAGGATAAATTCTTCCATTCTTATTTTTCACTTCTGCCATCATAAAGGGACCATGAATATATAGAGATTTTTTCCCGTCTTTTTCTTCTGTAACGTACTCTATATTTTCATTTAGTTCTGTAATTAAATGCATAACTTAACCTTTTTGACCTGGTGTTTTTATCTTATTTCTATTTCTTTTACGTTGCAACTCTTCTTTTCTTTTAACTTTTACTAATCTCTTGGCCATTTTTTTAATTTTTGGTAAAAATCTTTCTAATCTTGTCGCAAGCATTATTTTTTGAGCGGGAGACATTTTTGAAAGGTTCTGTCCTTTAGCAATTCTGCTTCTCATTATATTTCTAGCCGTTCTTTTAGCTCGTTTTTGTAATACTTCTGGGCTCGCAACTCTTCTTAATGCTCTTTGTTTTGCTCTTGTCAGTAACTTAGAACGCCTTCTAGCCCGTTGACCAGCCTTTAATCTCTGTTGAAGAGTAAATTTTCTCTCTTCTAAAGGAACATGTTGATATTCTGCTTCGTCTTTAAATTCTCTGAATTGTTTCATCTCTTTATATTTTTATTTAGCTTTGAAATTCCTCTAAATAACCCAGACCTTAACGTTTTCTTTCTTTTTATATTTATCAATCTTTGCTTTATTTTTCTTTTTCTTAAAGACTGTCTTATTTTCAAATTAGTTTTGGGATTAAATTTCTTTCTTTCCTTTGCAGTCATTTTTTTGAGAATCTTCTTGCCTGCAACCTTTCTATATCCCTTACCAATTAATCCTCTATTTTTTCTAAAAATATTTCTAAATGCTTTTCGTCTTCCTCCAATAGTTCGAACACGACTTATTTTGTGTATTCTTTTCATTCATAACCTTAGTCCGAATGTGCTACTGAAGTTGCCTGACCCGTAAAAGTTACACTCCAATCAGAATTTTTAAGAATTTTATGTATTCCTACAGGAAATTTAATTGTTCCTTTAGATTCCCAAGCTCCACCATTTATTGCGGGCCCCTGTACTTCTACAATTCCCGTAGTTGCTATATTACATGCAACTGTGGTTGCTGAACCAACGGTATTATTTGCTGGATCTGTTACTAAGGCTCCAAGTAGTTTATAAGCCATTAATTATTCTCCTCTGCTTTTAGAAAAAGAAACCATATTCCAAAAATCTTCTTTACTTTCAAATAATTTTTTAGAAAATTCTTTCTTATTTTCGTCATTTAATTTTTTATAAGTTTCGTACAAAATCTCTGCATCATCGGGTTCAACAATTACTTGAACATCTTTCAAATTTATTTTATGTGATTCCTGAACTTTATAAATTTGCTTGAGTAGTGGAATTAAATCATCAATATGATGAATATCCTCAATCATATCTTGATCTTCATCATATTCGAATTCCTCATAAGGATTGTCTTCCGAACCATGATCCATTTCATATTCAAGAAAATGCTTTACAGAGCTTATATAAGAACACGCCCTTGAAATTTTATCTTGAACCCATGCTTCTAATTCTGTATGATCATCGAGCATTTCAAAAAGTTCTCTACTGTATTTGTGTAGTTTATATAAACTTTGTTTAGCCATTCTACCCTCAACATCATCATAATTCATTTTTCCATGAGGATGTTGATGTTGAACACCACTATAATGCTCTTTTATTTCTTTTTTGGCTGTTGATGATAAATCTTTAAATGTTTTCATGGGCCTCTAGTGTTAAATTTCGATATCTAATTTATATTTATATGATTTATATCTTTTATATTAATCCGTTTTTACTAAAATCATACCATTTTCATCTGGCAATTGATAGGTTATACCCTTCTCATCGAAAAGAGTTTTAACTTGATCATATATAGATTCGTCAAAATCGAAATACCACACATAATCTTCTGCCCATTGTCCCGCACACGAAACTAATGATGGTAGTGTCACATTATTTGCCGCATACTTATATTCTCTTTTTGTCTCATGCAATGTTGAATCAAAAGAGCAAATCAAATAATCTTCCATTAAATTAATAGTATCAAAATCTTCTAGAGCGGGAATAGGAATAATATCTGCTGAAAGCTCAATATCACCTTCTTGTATAGTTAATGAGGCTTCTATTTCTATACCACTTTCATTTAAACTCATACAGTTCTCCAAAAATCTTTCCAAATTACTTCGTCTGTTTTATCATAAGGGCGAAACCACTTATCTCCCTTATGCATATACTTAATATCATTTTCTGTACCTGCTGTAACATGAATATGAAACAACAAACGTGGCATCCATTCGGGGTTTTCTTTCCAGTCTAACCAATTTATCACACTTCCCATACATGCATCCATTAATAAATTGTCACCTAAATAAATAAAATTAACAATTCTACTACCCAATTTTCTTAATAGTATTTCATTTTCAATGATTAATACAATTAGATCACCTTTGATAACATTTTCCAAAGTTTGATTCTGAAAAGGAATTATTGGTGAACCTAAAGCCTCCATATCATTTTTCATCGCCCGTATCTTTACGGAACCAGACCTTTCATATTCATCAAATGTTAATTCATCATTTATATTATTTTCCGGATATAATAATCGAGATAATTCAGTATAAAAATAATTAAATGCCACATTAGATCCATTAATATATTTAGGATATAAGTCCTTTTTAATAGAATTTACCCAAGCCTTTTTAAATATTTTTCTTCTTTCTTCTTGGATCACAATATTTCTCCCTTTATTTCAAAATATTTATTTATACTATGCATAAAATCGTATATATAAGCCCACTTAAAATGAAATTGAGGTCTACCTTCTTTTAATTTATTTAAATGTTCTATTACTGTAGTATTCGGATCAGGAGTGGGATATGATGTATATAAATTTCTAAGAAAATCATCAAAATATTTCTGACCATATTTTTGTGCTAACTTCTTATATCCTTCAATTATTGCACATAATCTTATTTCGTTCGGATGAATCCACTTAGAATCACGAGGATCAGGATGAAATTGCTTATAGATATATTTTCGACCCTCTTCTACTGTATCATCCACATATTGGGATTCGTCTATTTTAGTTTCTCTTGTAAATCTAAACTTAGAAGTGGAAATAATCAAACAATGTAGTTCGATAAGAAGAGTATCATCATCTAACTCATCATCCATATTTAAATTATTCCATAAAGGAGTTATATCAATACTCGCAAACTCCTGTCCTACTTGAGGCATTTAAAATTCTCCAAAAACCATCTTTGCCGTATTTCTTTCCCCTTTACTAATGAATATTTAGTTTGTCCAGACAATATTCCTTGCCAACAACCTTCTATGAACGGTTTATCTTCTAATAAAATAGTTGGCACAAAGTTTTCTGCACTCTTTTTTATAACATCTGTTATTCGTTTATCCATGCCCTCTTTATTAAAAAATCCTTCATATATTACAGTTACTTCATTATATTTTTCAGGAATAAAATAAGCAATAAATGTTACAACATTCGAAACATTAGATATAAACAAATTAGGAAAAATATAAATGTTTTCCCATTTCCATTCGTCAATATATTTTTTATATCGTTTAGAGGGTTCTTTAGTTATTCTTTCTACAGAATGTTTACCATATCTTATGTGTTCTGGAGTAAGACTTTGATCTAAGGACAGGAAAGGTGATAGAAGGTTTTTAGAAGCCGCATGAACATAAGGCACATGAAGAATATCAATAACATTTTCTACAAATAATTTCCAATTTGCTTTAAATGTTAATTCATAATGTAAAAAATGATTATCTGCTTTATAATTATATTTATCTAACAAAGAAATTACTAAAGGATCACGTTCACCCATAAACAATAAATTTTTATATCTGTAATGAGGATATTGTTTTGCGTGTGATTGATCTATTCCATGATAACCACATATAAATTTTTGATTACCATATCCAAGGGGGTGTGTTAAAGCAAGTCTGTGATCACAAACATTATCATAAACCGCATCATCTCTTACAACAATAGGATATTTTCCGACAAGAAAACTATGATAATCATTCTTTTGCGAAAATCGATATCCAGAATCAACAAACATTCCTTTTAAGAATATTTTTTCTATTTCCTCACTAAATCGTTGTTCTTCCATTCTCTTTCAGGTATCATAGGCTTTATAAATTTTTCATAAACCATATTATCTTCCACACGGGATTGTAAATTAAGAGTATTTTGTATATCTTTACGTGTTTCTGTAAATTGTGTTTTATAAGGTTCTTGAGAATAATAGTTATATCCTTCAGGAATTAAATGACAATAATTACATGGTGTACGATATCCTACTCGTTCATCTACAGGACCTATTCTATTATGTAAGGTTATAGAATTATCAAAAATACATATATCATTATTTTGCTGATATTTATGGTGATATATATTTTCTTCAATGAAAAGTTCTTTATCTAATTGTTTGGTAAACTCTGTCTTTTCTACTGCATAAGGGGCATAATGCAATCCTTTAACACCACCGGGACTTGTGATGACTAAAGGTAGTTCAATAGGATCAAATACTTGATTCCAATGAAATATATCATCGTGATCTTTACACCACTTCCCCTCTCCATACCCGCCCCACACAAACTTGATAGTCATATCATCCAACTCTCGTTTATATGAATCGGTCTGTTTATCATACCAAGTTGCGGTAGTAACAAATCCAGTAGAAGTACCAACCATTCCTTTAACACCCATTAAAGCAATTCCTGGATTAAATACAATAGATCCCGGCTCATTAGAGTGCCAAAGCAATTCTCCTTTATCAAACATCCCTATAGCTTTTCCATTTTCTTTTATACCAGATATACGGTGTAATTGAGATTTCCAAGGAATCTTTTCACCTATAAATTCATCTCCTCCAGCACCCATCCAAGCTAAATCTTCTGTATGTTTTCGATCTACATCTTCTATGAGATTACGCTTAAATAAACTGTAGAAATTACTTATTCCTAATTTCTCTTTATATTTTTTTCTAATTCTATAACCATCTAAAATAAAAGGATCACCCCAAAGAAGCATTTTTCGTTCAAATTCATTGGGATGAATATCAACATTTCTAATGATTGTTACTAAATCAGTAAGATGTTCTTTCCCCAATTCTATCCAATCATTATCAGACATTTCTGCTAATGATACATCATCTATAAATCGGCCATAATCACCGAGTCCGGGTATTTTACTAGTTTTCATTTGATCATTTCCTTTTCAAATAATTTTTGAAGATAGTGATATTTTTTAGCGATATTCAGGGACACGGGTATGTAAATATCGTCTGGATCTTCTTGTGGAATTGAGCTAATGACCACGTAAAGTTGTTGTAATTGTTCACTTGACAAACTCTTAATAAATTCTCCTACATTTGGATCCTCATGAACATCTTGTTCTATTCTTTTTTGATAATCTCTATGTTCTAAAACATGCTCGGGTAAAGGCGCCCCACCTCCCGGAGCCATAAAAATAGGCATCGTATATCTGCGTTTATTATGTTTATTAACTACTCGATGAGGAACTGCTGATATTTTATTATTCAACCAAGCCTGTAATGTTTCTCCAACATTTATAACAACCGCGGGAGCAAAAGAAGCTGTTGTCCAATTAGAAGATTCTTTATCAGTTCTTATTTCTAAATCCTCTGTTTCATCAAAAACATGTAATATAGTTATTGTGCCAATATCACAATGATGTTTCATTCTACTATCTGCTATTGATGGCTTTTCCAAGTATTTAATTAAAACCATATGAGATCCATCCTTTACAGTTTCCGTTGGGGTATGACATTCTATTAAATTCGTACCAAATTCTAAATCAAAAGATCGTAGAACCATCATTCCTAATTGTCGAGATGCTTTATATACAACACCACACAATTTATGAAGGTCTTCTGGAAAGACAGAATCCAAAACTTTTGGATTCATTGGAAACAGATGAGGATTAAAAATTCTCTCTGTGGTTTCATTATGCCAAGGCTCATCTGCTTTAATAGAATACTTATTTTCAAACACTCCATCTAATCGTGACCTTATATGATTCATTATAGTTATATAATGAGGAAATGGCTCTGATATTAAACATTGTCCAGTCTCTTTAAAGGAGCTTATTATATCCGAATCAAATGTTGGGGAATCTCTTCTAATTACCATATAATTTTTCATGCTCTGCACGGCGATCTTCTAAGGATGCATCCGCAGGTAACCCGCTTCTATAGCTTCCGGTTTCTTTGACTTTGACTACATCATTAGCGGCATCATTTGTTAAACAGGTCCCCTTTCCTTGAGTTTCTTGTTCTATTCTTCTAAGATAATTTCTGGTTTTGTGAACATGTTCCGGCATTGGCCCACCAGTGCCCACTCCCATAAAAATAGGCATCGAATATCTGCGTTTATTGTGTTTATTGACTACTCGATGAGGAACGGCTGTTATTTCATCATTTATCCAAGATTGTAATGTTTCTCCAACATTTATAGCAACCGAATTAGGAACAAAAGGAACAGTTATCCAATCCTCCTTGTCTCTACTAGTTCTTACTTCTAAATCCTTTGTATCATCAAGAACATGTAATATAGTTATTGTGCCAATATCACAATGGTCCCGCATTCTTTGATAATCCTTTGATATGTCCAAATATTTAATTAAAACCATGCTTGCCCCATCTTCTATCGCTCCTATTTTTGGGGTATGACACTCTATTAAATTTGTACCAAATTCTAAATCAAAAGACCGTAAAACTTTCATTCCTAATTGTCGAGATGCTTTATATACAACATCACATAATTTACGGAGGTCTTCTGGAAAGTCGAAACCGTCTGTTACTGGCTTTGCATTTGGATTAAAGATTCTTTCTAAATTTTCATTTTGCCAAGGCTCACTTTGTTTAGCTGAATTTTCACTTTCAAACACCTTATCTAATTGTGATCTTAAATGATTCATTATAGTTACATGATGAGGAAATGGATTCGTTATTAAACAATGTCCAGCATCACGAAAAGCTCGTATTATATCAACATCAAACGTTGAAGAATTTTGATTTACTAGTGGTGTGTACATAATTATACTCGTTTCATTAAAAGGTTTTCTATAATAAAGACATTTAAAAAATCTGTTTCATACCATTTTTCAGACATTTTGTAATTATATTCATCTGGAAAAGCATGATGGTTATTATGAAGCATTGCTCCAGGAAAACCAAATAACCATTGTCCAAGTGTATTGTTTGTACTTTTATCTGTAGTATCAAAATTACGATATCCCCACATGTGTCCTATAGTATTAGTTAATCCTCCACTATGAAGTGTTATAATACTAGGTAATGCAAAAAAGAAAACAGGTATTCTCCAATCAATTAGTGCAGTTAAAATAAGTGGCGGAACAACTATAATTAAATAATTTCTATGCAATAATTTTAAGAAAGGATCTTTCACTAAATCAGCATACAGTCTATGTTCATATATTTCCTGTCTCCAGTTAGTAAACCACACATCAACAGGACTTAAATAGTGAGGAGAATGCGGATCCTCTGGCGTGTCCGATTTTTCATGATGTCTTCTATGAAATGCTACCCACGGAAAATGTGTTCCTTGAAATATGAATAGTCCACATATAGCCATAAATTTATGAGCCCAAGGCTTTGCCTCAAATTGTGTATGACAAAAATATCTATGAGCACCAATTTCTCCCCCTATATGCCGAAACAATATAACCCCAATAAGAGTTAACCACAGCCAATGCAATGGACTATAAACCAATCCTATTACCGACACAATATGAAATAAAATCATGAAAGTAAAATATGACTGCCATGAATTATTATATTCTCTCCACCAAGAGGAATCTTTTAATAAATTTCCCACAATAATCCCTTTCTTTTCCTGTTACGTTTTCATCCCAATTATCGGGATCATGATGATGATTATTATGTAAACCACTACCTAGTGTTAAATCATTTACCCACCAATTATTTGTACTTTTATCTGAAGTTTCAAAATTACGATAACCCCATTTATGACATACGACATTTACTAATGCCGCTCCGTGTATGACTCCCACACTCGGTATACTAATAAGAAATACAGGTAATCTCCAATCTATTAATGATAATAATAAAAAAGTTATACCTATGATCAAAAAATAATATTTGTGTCCATTTTTATAAATTGGACTTTTTAATAAATCAGCATAGTGTTTTATAGGCAAATTTACTTTTTGCCACAAAGTTAGCCAAACTCTCCACCAAGGAATAATATGAGGTGAATGTGGGTCTAACGCTTCATCAGAAAACAAATGATGAGCCCTATGTGCTATAACCCACGAAATGGGCGAACCATAACAATTAAAAATACCCATCGTTGATAACAAAAAATGTCTTATTGGGCCCGTTTCAAAAGATTTATGTGCAACATATCTATGATTTCCTATTTCACTTCCAAATTTACCAAACAATAAAAATCCAACGGGAATCCATAGATACCACGACAATGAAGAATATATAATTCCTATTACTGCTAAAATATGATTCAATATCAAAAGTATTCTTACACCTATTTGATGAGACATATAAATCTTGCACCGGGATCAATTTTACCAAAACGATAATTCTTCTCATCATTATGATGATTCAGGTGCCATCCCTCTCCACCTGTTATCAATGCTATCAATAAATTATTAGAAGGCTCTCCATGTCTATGTAAGTAAGCATTTACAAGACCATAGGCTTGATTTGCAAATACAATAGGAAGACAATATCCAAATAATAACAATAAAGGATCTATTAATAAAAATGTTAATACAATTAATGCATGTAATTTAAAATAATTATTATAAAACCATTTTAAATTAAAATTTTTACTAAGATTTAACCAATCTTTAAGGTCTACTCTTTCTGGTGCTATATACCAAAATCCTGCTTGAAACCACATACTTGTATATACCCTCCAAAACCCTTTATGTTTCGGACTATGTGGATCTTTCTCTGTATCACTATACTTATGATGAGCCCTATGAACCCCTATCCATATTAATGCGGGGCCAGGATTTCCAAATAATCCAAAAAGTTGACTATAAATTTCATACCACTTACCGATCTTAAAACTATTATGAGTCCAATATCTATGATAACCACTTGTAACAGCAGTTATATGAATAAATTGCCACCATATAAAACTACACAATAACATCCACCATTCACCATAAATTATTGCGGGTATAATAGCTAAATGACAAATTATATTAATAGTTAAAGAACCATATTTGTTTAAGATTTCCATAAATAACAAACTGCTACTACATATTCATCTGTATCAGATAGTGATATTCTTACATCTTGTCTCGGTCTCCTATATTCTTTAGATACAGGAGCATGTACTACTGGAAAACGTACACCTTTTTTTTTCCAATGCATATAACTAACATCTAATCTTAAATAAGGTGAAGCTATTGCTTTAGAATATGCTTCTTTAACACACCAACATTTAGTTAAATATCTAGCAGTCATAGGACTGGGTGCGTTTTTCTTTTCAATATCTGTTAATATTTTATTAACAAATTTCTCACCCCATTTATCATATATCTTTTGAATAGGTTCGATTGTTTGTAAATCGATTCCTATTAAATTTTCTCTAGCAGACATAAATCAACTTGAAATCCGGGACCATAAGAAATCATAACCAATTTTCCTTCTTTCTCAAAATCATATTGTAAAGTTTTTATTACACTTGTGGCAGACATATTACCAAATAATCTAAACATCTCAAAAGAAGAATCTAATGCACCGTCAGGCAAATTTAATCCTTCTGCCGTATTCTCCAAAACAACTTTTCCACCAGGATGACATATCCAATGATCAATATCATGACCTTTAATAAATTCTTCTACTTTGGGTAATAGTGCATTAGATGCTTTTGGTAGTTCCTGCAATTTAGTAGATTCTACATTATATAATAATCCTGTACTTGTTCCTTCAAGAGTAATAAAATCTTCTGTTTCTGGTAATACATGAGAAGCATGTTTAAGTACTTTCCATCCACCGTGTGGATAGTCATCGCCAGCAATTAAAATAGCACCCACACCATCACCAAAAATAGTAATACCAAATACAGTAGTAAGAGAACTATCTTCAGGATTTAAATTCATTGAACATAAATCATTAGTGAGACAAATTGCTACTTTAGTTGGGTTTGCTTTTAAAAATTCATCTGCAATTTGTATCACATGCGTACCACCATTACACGCTAACCCGAACATGGGTATTTTAATTACAGAATTGGAAAAATCAAAACGACTAAGCAATTTATGCGGTACAGTAGGAATTCCTACACCAGTCATTGTTGTAGATGCTATCATACATACATCTTCGGGAACAAGAAGTCCTAATTCTAATACTGCTTCTAATGATAATTCATTTGCTATTTCATTAAATGTTTTATTTTTTTGTGTAAAAGTTTGAGACTGTTCACGCATTGTTTCTATAGGATAACAAGTATGTCTATATTCAACCCCTGTTAATGGCATGTATCTATCAAACACTCTTCCAGAATATCCTTTTTCTTGCCACCATTCTTTCAACTTTTCTTTGAAATCATCATTGTGTAACCTATTTTTAGGATGTTTAGTTGCTATTTGTAAAATTTTACTCATTCTGCCTCTATTGTCATTTCTCTAATACGACCACTAAAATTAATCATATGGTCTATACATTCTACACATTGTTCGGGGGAAAGCATATTTGGTTCTAGCTTATGATCATATACTCGATTTACGAGAGTTGCTAATCTTGTTGTTCTTGGAGTTTCCACCCAGCCAGGTCTTAATAATGAAATTTTACATCCGTTATGTTTTGCAGTCTTTTCATAACATTCTAGATTGATTTTATCTAGTGATATTTTACCTGCAGTATAACGACTATGACCTATAGGATAATCATCTGTATCTTTTTCAGATGCGATAGAACTAACAGAAATTATATGTTTGTTCGGATCGTCTTTCCATAAATGAAAAACGAATAAAAGTGCTTGTGTTTGAGCCCACCATTTGTAGTCATTATATGCATTGTTTATAAAAATATCGCCTTTGGGATCGAACCATTCTTTAATATGCTCTATATCATGTTTATTATATCGCCTACTATGACCTTCTACCTCAATTAAGTCTTTGTATTTTGCGAGATAACTTCCATCATATTTTTCACTTAGTGCTTTCCCTATACCAGAAGTCACACCGGTTATAATCATTTTACGCATTTGCTTTTCGCTCTACCATATCATATAAATCACTTATTGTTGTTGCTTTTTGAAATTCTTCTGCATCTAAAGCTATATTAAAAGTGTCTTCAATAATTATCATTGTTTCTAAAATATGAATAGAATCAATTTCTAAATCTAAAGCAATTTTACTATCTGGTTTTATTTCTGGAAAATCAATGCCTGCCGCCGCTTCTTCAAACGCAGACTTACATTTTTCTTCAACTTCTTCTCTGGTGTAGTTCATATTATTCCGCTCTATATATGTTGTTCAACAGTAATTTATAATAATCTAACCTATTATTATAGTCTGTGTCTCCCCATTCTGTTTTTAATTCTATTTCGTTTTCTTCTATTATTTTTATAGCTTTTGTATAATTTTTTTCTTCAGCCGACTTTTTAATTTCTGCATGTAACATCTCAACCAACATTGATTAATCCTTATTATCTAATTTAAATTGTAAATTATCTAACATTTTATTATAGATAGAAGAAGCAGGAATAAAATTATTACCTCTATTTTCTACTATTTTAATTAATTCTGAAACATTTTCACTAGATAAATTATCAATACATTCTGTATTTAATGTTAATGTTTTGTTCCAAAACGTATCTACATCCTGTACTGCTTCAGGTTGAGGACCCGTATCTAAATATTCTCGATTGCCGTATATAATCTCTATCGATTTAAGTATCCATGTCCATTTTGTATATGACAGTTCTTCAAGTATCTTGGTATATAAAGAATTTAAAGCATTTTTAAATTCGGTTAATTGTTCCGTTTTATCCAATGTTGTATCGGATGATGTGCCTGTATAGCCAATAAAAAGATTAAGATAAAATATTACTAAAAAACAAGCGAGGCTTTCTACTGAATGGTATTCGGTTGATTTTTCTTTACTACTAGTCCATGAAAATCTTAAATCTATGTTAGAAAGTTCTGAGGGATACCGTTTACGCACACACTTGTCCAATTCTTCCATAGTCTTCGAAGGCATTTCTCGTAAAACTCTAAAACATTCATCGGTATACTCATAACAATTTATATCAACCAAATAATTAATAAGTCTCGTTTCCCAATCAGGATCTGCCGCTTTTTTAATATCACTCACATTCAATAAACAATTAAATCGATCTAATGGTGTTTGTATTTTGGTCTTATCTATTCTAGAATCAACATAGTTATATAAATCTTCTCGTACTTCATCAGTATATTTCCAATGATCTGGTGGTGTTGGATAATCATTCTCAGGAGTTTCAGTATTTAACTTTCCCACTATAGATGACAAAAGCCCCGTACATCGATTATGTATATCCAGATACGTTGTTTTGCCCCCCGATACCCACATATCGTCCATAGCAGTATTAGAAGTGAGATCATCTAAAGAAAGTTTGATTTCTTCAACCGATGGCTGTGATTCATTCTTCAACACAGCTTGTAATACACCGCTATATGAATCCTCTATTGGGGCGTCCTCTTGGGGGTAATCATACTCATCATCAATACTCTTTTCAAACGGATTATTTATATTATCTGATCTGCCCATATTGTTCTTTATAAGTTTTTTGACTTTGATATAAATTATAAGATTGTCTCAAATATTCTAAATCATTACCTTGAGTTTCTACAACAGGACTCAATTTTATGTCCTCTATGAAACTTGTAAATTCTATAGATTCTTCTTCAGTAAATTCTCGTATAGCCTTAAAGTTTTCAAATAAAATTAAATATAAATGTTTTCGTATTGAAAATAATGGGTTGTTCTTCACACTAGGATTATAAAAATGTCTATTTATAGATTCAATGTTTATCAACCAAGTAAATTTATTATAGGGTAAACTAAGTAAGGTTTTCTTTAAGTTTATAATACATGATCTATCAATTATATTTTTATGAGCATTCATATGATATATTTTATAACTGGATTGTAATTTGTTCCAAGCCAATCTAACACTTTCACCCCACCAATGTGCATACCAAGATACATCAAATTTTAAGATTTTATTTATGAGATGTAAATCATCATTGGTATACCATTCAGGACGTTTCATAGATATATACATATATTTATAGGCGTCAACATCATCATCATTAAATTGTAGTAGTTGTACAGTTCGATTATTTTCAATAAAAAATATAATATCCGTAAGTAATTTATTATATGTCTCGGGATATCCTATTCCGCCTATTGAATTAAAAGTCTCTTCACAAAGTTGAGTAATTTCTTTTGTCGTTGTACATAACTTAGTACACCAACTTCTATCATAATTTTTAATTTTACTTGGAATCATCAGGATGTGCTGTATCTAATTTACAAACTAATTTACCGTCTTCATCAAAATCATCTCCGGTTAATACACGTTCAGTACCATCTTGAAACCCCATAGTGGCTCCTACACTAGGTTCTCTAGAATTAAAATGCATTACTTCTTTATCTTTACCTGTGTTTCCTTCGTTTAACACTTCTGTTCCTTCAAATCCATCAGGAAAGAGGTCTTCATCTGATATTCCTCCTTTTTTTGCTCCTGCTCCCATATGACCTGTAACACCTTCAAGTTGTTCATCCACATAATTATTGACAATACTCATAGCATCATTAATATCTATTTCTTCACTTTCATCCTGTTTTTCAAAACTTTCTACTATGGCGTTTGCATCAGTTTCATCTACATCATTATCTTTTAAAAAATCTACATATTCATTGATTTCCTGCTTAATTTCAACTTGACTTGCCCTACAACTATTATCACAAAATTTTTGTTGAGAAGATTTACTACAAGTACATAAATCTTGTCCTGTATCTGTAGGATCATAATTCTGCGTTTGATAATCTACATTACATTCTGGACAATCTGGATCAAAACCCTGACCTTGCATTGCGGCCATATTTCCACCCGAACCCTGTGCAGGTCTCCTATTAGACCACCCGCCTTCTTTAAGATCATATCGTTGTAAAAACAATAATCCTATATCAACATGGTGTAACATTATAGATGCTAAAAATGCTAATTCTTCATCTTCTAAAAGTTTTGTTAGTTTTGTATTAAAATCTCCGACTATTTCATTAAATTGAACTGCTTTTGCGGAAGGTTTTTCATGCTGATGTCCTCCTTCAAGGGGTTCAATGACTGGTTTATGTAATTCTTCTATATCCAAAACTTCATTATTTTCCATACTATTTCTCTCCCTACAATTAAATTCATTTGCAAGCAAATGAAGGTCATTCGGTTTTAATTGGTTGTCGATTCATACTACCTGTAGTATCTAGTTTCGTATGATCATCAAAATCTGTGAAAGGAACGATATTTTCACTTCCTTTCTGTTCTCTTACAAGTCCTTCAGTAGACCAATATCTTTTCATTTTATGGGATCCTGAGCATCCATTACACATATCACAAAATAAGTGACACACCGGAGAATGTATTGATTCTTTTCTCCATAAATCTCGTAAATTTTGTATATTCGCTTCTAGTGCTTTATGGATATGTTTTTTTTCTTCTAAGTCTGTATTGTCATCCATCGAGGAATCTATAGATGAAATTATTCTCATGGGTCCAAATGTATTAATAATTCCCACCATATCTTCTGCAAATTTATGTAAATTGGCTTTATGTATAGTATATCGTACTCTCCAAGTAAAATCTGTTTTAGACATAAGAGATAATGCTTCAACTACATCCATTGTTGATTTTTTCCCACTTTGATATATTCTTTCCTGATTACCTATACCATCAAAACTAATATCTATACTAAATTTTTGCTTTGTTATAGGTCTAGTTTCAAAATATTCTAAAAAAGATTTAAAAAACTTAGGTTTTGTTAATAATATACCATTTGTTATCAGATTAAATGTAACATTATTTTTCATAGATAACACTTTTTCCATGAATGTTTTGACATTATCCCATTGTGTCAACGGTTCGCCTCCAAATAAAGAAAAAAAACTTTGAAAATTTTCATCTGGTTCACTTTTTATAATTTCTTCAGCTTGATTTATCAGAAAGTCTTTTGTGGGAATTTGAGCAGGTTTATTTTCTAATTGTTCATAACAATAAGTACATTTAAGATTGCATTTATTAGTAAAATATATAACGTGTAAATTTGATACCTGAGGACGTTTCGGCTCTTCTTGATTGTGCCACACATCCGTGTAATCATTTACTATTTTATTTGTGTTAATCTTATCATCTTCATACGATCTCACCGCCGACTCTTTAAATAATCCTGCTCCACCTTTCCATTCATCGACAATATTCGATACTGTTTTTTCTTGGCTAGCAAAAATATCAGTTACCCCTTTATCGCTACGAGTAGAATTTAACTTATTAGAAGAAGTTCTCTGATTAGACTTACATTCACTAAAATTTTTAGGATGATATTGAATATTCATTATTGTTTTACCACGTATGCCATTGTTTTTAGGAATCTTTGAAAATCTAAGTTTTCATACTTAAACATGTGTCGGTGAACTACATTTTCTTCGGTTTGTGCTTTAAGTAAATTATCATCTCTTGCTTTTACTCGGTCAGGAGTCATCTTTGTTTGAATAGCTTTAGCAATCTGATCTACATCAAAACCACCACCCCCTTCATATCTTAGAGTTACATCTTTTTCATCACACGGCATTTTGTCTCCTTAGTTTAATATGGATGTTGACCTCCAAGTCCCTTTGGTTCAATATGACCTTTTCCTGCAGAAAAGGAAAGATTATCTTCAGCGGCTTTACCAAATGGAAGTAAAGAAGGTGAAATTGCCGCCAAGGCACCATTATCATTGAAAATGCTTGGTATACCTGGCTCTTTTGCCGCCTCTATTAATTCCAATATTGGTATATGATCATTATCTGGTGTATACCATTTTTCGGTTCGACCAGAAAATAACATTTTTATATATTTTTGATAGGCGGGCATATCCTTACATATTTCCGCCATACGCAATGTTTCATCATAATATATATGAAACAATTCACAAATAGAATCTACAGGTGCATTATTATTTCGAACTTGAGAATATGTACAACCAGAATTACAAACTTTATATAATCTACAATCTTTACATTTATCATAAGTTTTTGGATTAAATATCTTTTGATAATAATTAAAATTATATGTGTCACCTTTCATTGGTAATAATTTTTTAGAACTCCATCTAGCACATGGAAAAAATTTACCTTCAGTTGTTAAAACTGCCCCATGATGTCCAGCAAAACACCCAAAAGGTCTTTTTTCTTTTGTTAAACCTATAAGCATATCACGTATAGCAAGATGAAAAAAACCGGCCATAACTATTTTACCTGAATCTAAATACTCTATATTTGTATCGGCCAATCGCCTACACTCTTTTCTAAACAAACGAATATCATCTTCGCTCCAAATATCATCTCTAACAATAGCAAAGCCGGGCTCGGGCACTCCAAACTCAACCAAAAACTTAAAATTTTCACTCATTCCAGAAACATTACCGGGAAATATCATAACCTTACAAGACCTACCACCATATCCCTTACTAAAAATTCGACTTATTAAATGCTTCTTTTGTTCATAGATTTCTAAAATATTTTCATATCCATCATTTTCTTTCATATTTTTAACAAGTGGTCTAGATTCATTTGCAGAAGTTCCATCAAAACTCCATGCTAATCCTACACCTAGCCGTTCTAATTCGTTTAATTTTTCCTCATCTATCAAAGTCAAATTTGATATAACACTCATTCCAGAACATTTTGGATCTCTATTGTAATATTTTTCGGCTGAATATGATATAATATCCATATTTAATAATGGTTCTCCGCCAAAATAAGAAACATAATATTCTGAATTTACTGCTCTAGATCGTTTAACTAAAGTTTTAAATTCATCCCAGCTATCATCAAACGCCTCTTCAGTCATAAAATTATCCTGATTAGCTACGTAACAATAAGGGCAACCCAAATTACATTTTTCTGTAACAGAAACTTCTAATTGAAAAGTCATAAAGTTGCATCTTTTGCATATATTTTAAAATTTGAATCTTCCATTTTATTAGACTCTACTTGGAAATATTCATGATCATAAAGAGCTTGTCCATTTTCGAAATTATTTATTTCTTCTTTGTCTGGAATATAAGTAACATTGTCTTCTAATCTATCAATAGAAAATTCTTTCGCAGTTACATCTTTATATATTGATTTATTTTTAGTAAGATTAGATATAACTGTTTCATTTTTCGGATTGGAAAAATGACAAACAACATGTCGAATTTTATTAGGCATAGTATTACATACACGATGCGGCATCGCTATTACTTCATCATTAGTCCATCTTTGTATCACTTCTCCAGCGATTAATATAAGTACGCCAGGTATATAAGGGATATCAGTCCACGTAAAATCTTTAGTCAAGACTTGTAATTCCGAAAATTTACCTGAATGAGATTTTGGAAAAATTATATTTACTAATGCTAAAGCAGTCAAATCACGATGTTCATACATTCTATAGTTTCCATCCCACGGTCCTAAATTTTTACTATTATTTGATTCATATCGTATAGCCGCAAATTGATCTTTTCCCAAATGCACAGTATCAGGTGGAACGTTATAATATTTATTAAAGCTATTATAAACTTTTATACTCACTTCTTGCATTATTTTATATAAATCTAAAAACGTACTTGTGGATTCAGTCTCTATACTATTATCATTTTCTGGATGCCATATACGTGCATACGGCCAATTCCTTTCTTTTTCTTTTGTTGATATATTAGCACTGGTATTAAATACATTTTCGATATTTTCAATTAAATATGTTATGATATC